CTCACCCGCCGTCGCCTGACGCTGGAGTTCAATCGCCCTCTCTACGACAAGAGCTCCGAGGCCAAAGAGATGATCAAGCTCGACAACGGCATCGTAAGGGGCTTATGGAAGGATTATTTACCCGGCTTGGTCAATTGGGTTTTGGCCATGACGGAGCAGGAAATGCGCGAATACCTGCTGGATACCTACGAAAAGGTGCCGTCCCTGAAGCGGGTGCGAAACGAGATCATGCTGAACAGCAACAACCTCGTTGAGTGGCTGCAGTCCGAAGTGGTTCATGCTCCAGAGGCTGTCTCAGCTGTTGGTAAGAAGATTCCTGCCGCTAAGGATGAGCCTGAGCGTTACCTGAACAGTAAGTTTCACCTGTATCCGAGCTACTGCTCCTATTGCGAGGACACGGGATCGAAGCCTGTTGGTCAGAAGCGTTTTATTGCGCTGCTTCTGGATTGCTGCTCTAACCAGCTTGGGCTCCAGAACATCCGTCAGTTCTGCAAGCAGGGCCGTCCATTTGTGAAAGGCCTCGCAGTGCGTGCAAGTGACGAGAAGTTTGCTAAGTCCCCGACTATTCTCCCGGAGGGGCGAGAGTAGGTCCGGGGTCTGCACCGCCTTTACAGATTGCTACAGCCCTGGAATAAAAATGGCAGTCGGTCTTACCGGCCTTTTCCAAGGCTAGCTTGACCTTCTGCCAATTATCGCGGGTTCTTTGGTCGATAGCTATTCAGGCTTAGTAGGCCAAACGGGGTTAGCCGGATCCACGGTATTAGCCGGTAGATCGCGCAGGGCTTGGCGATACGCCATCATTTCTACAGAGAAACCACCAAGGTCGGGAAGACCGAGGTAGTCGGTTTCGGTAAGAAGTTGGTTACGGTGTTGGCGGAGTTGCTCCATCAGTTCAGCAGTTGTCGGCTGTGATGCCTGAATTGCTGCAATCTCTTCTGGAGTTAAAGGAATGACATTCTGCTCGCCAGTTTGCACGTTAATTTCTATGCGTTCCATGATCAACCCTCGTACATAATATTGATGCTACCGGTGTCAAACGTGTGCGTTCCATTAATAGTTGTAATTCTAATGCGGTCAAGGGTGCCGCTTAATTCTTTTCTACCTCCAGATGTATGAGTTGCCGCCGCATCATCTCTCCCTAAAACGCCAGAGCTTACCCACTGGTTACCAGAAAGGTTTGAAATTGTTATTGAACCACTGAATGTTGCAGCCGCCGTTCCATAGCTTGCGAGCAGCAGTCCAACAACTGAAGTATTCGACGATACTGCACTACCCAAACTTGAGCACGAAGAGTCATAGTCAGCAGCTTCAATGCCTCCAGAATCCCCCAATCGAATAATAATAGAAGTTGCAGCACTTAAATTTATGGCGCTAAACATCACAGTCACCCGCTTCACCCAGCTAGGAATCCCAGTGAAATCAATCTCAGTCTCAGTGCCAGAAACATTGGTTGCTGTCCCGAGAGTCAAGATCGACTGCCAACTCAACCCACCAGAACCATCTCCCTGCAAATATTGACCATTTGAGCCGTTCCCTGAAGGGAAAGTAAGCGGCGACTCCCGTCCTGCTATAAGTTCGACTTTTGTCTGTGACATAACTTCAGTCCGTTGACTCTATTTTACAGGTACAAGATTTACACCTCTCGCATTCTCCCTTCTTCACCCACGTTTTATCGCCAGGTATAACCTCTGTGCCGTACTCGAAGTCATCGTAATCCTGTTGATTACGGAGAAACTTCGCAAACTCTTCAATGTACTTCTTGATGAGTCGAGTAGGCATTATTAAAGAAACCCAGGTAATTGCGGTCCTGCTATAGGTGCACTCAGAGGTCTGAAACGACGCTGGATTAATTGATCCATGTACGGAGAATCAATGTGAGGCGCTTTCAGGATTGCGTTGGCAGGTGAATACTGGATTGTACGCGGACTACCTGCAAGAGGGATGCGTGCCATGTCTTCACCAGTTTGACCTAATCCTTGCACAAAAGCATCGACACGATCACGGATGGGGAACATGTCGCGCATGTCCTGGGGCTGCTCCTGGAGAACACCGAATTTCTTGTAGGCGGAATCAGTAGGTTGGAAAGACATGATCAGGAAACGCGAGTACGGGAAACTAAAGGTCCAGCTTGCTCTTGGCCGTAGTCGGTGCGGACTTTCCGAGAAGGAATATCCGTGCCTGCCTGTTGATAACTTTGAAAACCACGCAGGTATTCACGCAGGAAGCCAACACCATTACCGCCATTGGCCATCACCGTAGGAAAATCGTTGTCACCCATTTTCAGTACTTAAGCAGCAGCGCGGGACAGGTAATTGTTAAGAAAATCTTTGCCTACACCCTGTGAAGCAGCGTTCATCGGGTTGGTCTTTTCAGCCGCCTTCATATTTGCTTCAGCATATGGAGCGCTGACGGCCTGACCCTGAGTGGCGTAACCACCAGGAAGCTTCTCTTGACGGCGGGGATCCCCCAAGTCAGGGGTAGAGAAACCGCTCGGATCGTAACCAGCTGGGTTGTACATCATTTCATGTAAGAGGAATAGAGGTTGCCGACGAACTCATCGGCACGATCCCGAACCGAACCGGACTTACGGGCCTTCTCGTCATTGATGGCTTCAATGATCCTTTCGCCTTCGTACTGCTCAATATCGGTATCACCAACAGGCATGTTGGGACCAGGCTGACGTGTAATGAATTCACCCTGTTCACCGCCGACCGCCTTCAGCATTGCTTCGGATTCGGGCGACATCCGAGGAGTGTCGTAACCGACGTTGGTTTTGGCGTACAGGCGCTGAGCAAGCATCGGATTAGCTTCAGCCCACTTGGTCAGAGCAGCTGCTTCCTTCTCACCCTTACCAGCTGTGATACCAGCGACAATGTCAGGCATGTTGCCACGGCCAGCAGCGCTTTGTGCGCGGTAGTAGGTGGCGAGAGGGGCATCCATAGGAGCCTTCTGCTCGAATGCAAGCTTTTCCATGGCCGCCGCATCAGCAGGTGCGCCTTTTCCGCGAGATTCAGCACCGAAGTACTGGTCCATCTCGGGAGTCTTGAAATAGCGCTCAAACTGACCCTCGGAGGTCATCGCGAACGGTTTGGGGCGAGCTAAGTCAAGGCCAGGAGTAGGGGGCTGGGCTCCGATTGGCGTAAAAGCTGTCTCAATTTCCTTCATGTCTTCCTTGTACTCTTTGGAGCCAGGAAGGGGTCCCAGTACACCTAGGCGACTCATGCGTCCACCTTCGGGAGTCTTCAACCGACCGCCTTTCAGGTATTGGCTCAAGAAAGCGCCGCTAAGGATCGTAGGGATAGCGATGCCAGCTGCGGTAGTAAGACCTTGAGCAGCACTAAGAGCGGGAACTACGAAAGGTAAAACCATTTAATTAGCCAAGAAAGCAATCTTTCTTGCAAGAAACCTTTCTACAATAGTAACACTGGCGAATGAAAGTCATGGATGTAGTCATGACGTACCCCAACGGTACGACAATAGAATTTGGTGATGATATGCACGGGAATCAGGTACACAGGGTGTGCAATCCCAGCGGATCGTTATGCCGCTACGTAGAACCTTGGCATTGCGCCCAAACTTACGCTGAAACTTTCGAGGAACTGTATCAACCAAAGCCGGAAGAGTAGCCTGAGCTCGATATACCTTATATATGAGGTTATTCACTGACTGTCTAAAGCGGACTGATTCCGCATAAACACTCACTGAATAACCCACTACCAAAATCACACCCGGACCATCCCGATTCGGACTTCAAGCCGTCTGATTTGGGGCGTTTTTCGGTAGGGGGACAGCCATTACCCGGTTCAAAACCAGGGGGAATCCTTCTGGAACAAGCGAATTGCTCTCAACAGCCACTTGATCATTTTTTAAGGGGGTTTCACTTAGCGCTATAGGAAGGAGGGGTTAATCAGTGGGTGTATAACCCATAATCACTCCGTTTTTTACAGTCACTGAATAACCCACTACTCCTTAGAAAGAAATAAAAAGGGCCTTTTTTTTCGTCAAGTGGCTGTTGACACAAGATCCGTTGACACAACAGGGGTTTCGCGTACAATTTGCAGCACACACGCCTACCCCCTACCAAAATGTCCGTCTTAAACGCCTTTTTGGAGGCCTCTCTCGGTCCCTCAGACGCCATGACGGTCGCCAAAAGCCTCCAAGTGGGCGTCAAATACCTCGGAAGGGACGCCTGCTGGTGCATGCGGAAGCTGAGCCACGCAGCATTCAGCGGATACACCCACAGCCATGGGTTCAAGCTGAATTACCGGGGAAGGGACGCCAGGCCGCTGCTAATGGCCCTAGGGGGGCTCTACCCGTCCTCAGAGACCGATCTGATCGTCAGACGAGCCTGCTGTCAGTCTGTTTACTGCCTCAACCCCAGCCACTACTACTGGGGCACCAAAAGCGATGTCGCGCTCGAGAACACCCGTCGCCGGTCAGCAGGGCTCGACACCACCCTGATCACCCAGCTGCGCCAGGAGTGGGACGACGGAGCGAAGGTGACAGCGCTCTCGAAGAAGTACCAGATTCCGTACCACACAGCACGGCGCATCTGTAATCGCGAAACGTACGAAGAGGTTGCAGAAACAGAAAACCGGGATAACTTGGCGGAGATCTGGACGCATGTTGATCAGTCGATTCAACAGCTAATCGCGGATCATCCCCAAGCCGCTAGGCAATTCGAGATCTCGTACCACGTGTCGAACGAACTCCAATGTCCTTGGCACCGCAAGGGCTCGACCAAGCACAAAGGCAACTTTGGACTCATGGGAGAATGCCTGGACTGCATGGAGGAGCTGCAGAAGAATCGCTGCACCGTCGATGTCACGAACTTCGACTTCAAGTGGTACTGGCAGGTACGTCGCTTCTGGGAACAGGTTGATATCCGTGGAGAAGACGAGTGCTGGACTTGGTTAGGCGCCACTCGGAAAAACAACACCGAATCGATCGCCTACTTCCCCTCCCCGTTCCACAGCGGCAAAACTCAGTCTGCCTCCAGGGTTGCATTCTGGTTGAGCCGTGGCTACACAGGAAAGTACAGAATTTTCAGCAAAAAGGAATGTTCGGCGTTCTGCTGTAACCCAAAACACCTTACAATTAGGGAACTCAAAAATTTTCCTGAGCCGTCAGGAATCGAGACGATTAAGCTGACCCATGACAACATCTTCGAGCACACAAGAAAAGCCTACACAGAAGAAGAGTCAGGTATTACCGAGTAACTTCCACCTGCCCACTCGTCAGTACGTTGCCTTCATCAGCTACGGCGGCAACAACGAGTGGAGTGAGTACTTCGATACAGAGGAAGAAGCCCTGCTCGAGCTTCGTTGCATGGAAAAGCGTTGCAGCTTTGAAATGATTGAGACAATGGAAGGAGAAGGGTATTTTCCTGAGCGAGCTATAATTATTGAAGAAAAGTATCAAAAATCCGGCAGGACTAACGGTCTTTACACCGGGTTAAATATTGCAAATGGCTCGGTTCCTGACGACAATACCGACTAACTTAGGTTTTTACAACCTGGGAACTGTAGAGGCATACCCAACAGGAGGCTCAGGACCAACAGCTTATGGACCAACTTCATACTTTGGTTCTGACCCACTTCCCGTTACTTCTGGTGACTCCCTCTACAATCCTATTGATCTTGGCAACTTCTCTTCTGTATTTAAATCGCTCACGCTGACGAACAGCCACGGTGGACTGTCGCGGCGTCAATCTACATTTTACAAACTAAAACTTACAAAAGCTAGGAGCATTCAGTTTTCTCAGCTGAATAGTCCAACGTCGTTAACTGCCAATACCAATAAAAATACCCTCCTGTCCTTCTATCGTTTAACGGAAGATGGGAGACGCATTGAGCTGCCAATTAACGACTCTGGCTACGTTTATTCAGAGGGCGCGATTGACTATGCAGACGAGACCATCTTTACCGCTGACTATCCCAACGTCAAGCTTGGGCCAGGTTCATACCTCTTCCTGATCACCAACGATATTAAATTTCTCGAGACGACTTACTCCTTCTCAATCAATGTCGCGATCACCGACTGGGGATTGGTTACTGAGTCGGTAGAAGACGCACTTGATTTCGGTTTAGTGACCGTGGGAGAAACAGACCTAATTGATTTCGGTTCTATACGAAATTAATTACCAGACTGTTAAGCTATTGACAGCGCGTCAATAACCGTGAAAGTTATTACCCTTCACGAACTCGAAGAGCGGTTCTACCAAGTCCTCGATGAAGTCGGAGATGAAGGACAGACTTACCTGATCAAGACTGATCGTGGCAATGTGGTGCTGATGCCAGTAAACGAATACGACACCTTGACCACAATCTATGAAGAGTGGTTAAACGAGACAGGGACCCGAGATTATTAAGGTCTGAAAGAGATCAGCGCCTTGTCTTATCCGCTTTTCGAAAAGCGTCACTTTCAAAAAAGGCAAGAAATTCTCTAGCCTGCAGCTGTCTTTTCTCGTCATCAGTCAAAGGCACCTCTTCACGGACACGCTGAGTGGTACCAGGGGTGATGGTTGTTTGCACTTTCGGCTGCGCACGCTTAGTAGCACTTAAAAAAGTCTCACCGGCCCTACGCTCGAGCGGAGCCTGGACGATTGAATGCTCTTGTTTCTCTGGAACTACTACCTCACGTTCAACTACTTTCGTCGGCTGTTTAGCCTCTTGTTGACTTTGTCCCATTTAGTACCTCACGCGATAATCTAAGCCTTGGGCATGGCTTCTGGAATCGTCTTCTTGGCCCAAGAAGGTTCTTCAGAGATCGTGGGTTTCGGTTTCTGACCGATTTTACCTAAAGCTAAAAGATATTCTTTCTGCGCGTCGCTGACCTGCTGCGCAGCAGCCGCTTGAACTGGTTCATAGATGCCAGTTTTGCCCGTCAGAGATTCAATGTATTTATCGCCCCCAGGTAGTGAAGACAGATAGCCAGCCGCTTCTGTAACTCGGCGACCTGCCGTGCGAGCACCAATCTCTGCTGGCGTGCCGACCTCTAAGTAGCGCTGTTCTTGGATCTTACCGGTTTCTTCCTCGATCCGTTTCATGGACTCTGCCGCCGCCTTGTAGCTTTGGAGAGGCACCACAGATTGATAAGTCGTCGGCGCAGTGGGCGCAGGCATTAGAACTTGAGGAGCCGGTGCGGGCTTACTGCCACCCATAGCACTACTTCATTTTTACTTCTATAGTGATTCTATCGGTGACAAACCCGTACAAATTTTGAGCTCCCCAAACACCCAAAGGGCCGAGGATCAAAATCAGCAGGAGCTCAGCATAAGTGATCGGCCTGCGCATAAAGACAAATACCCATTCATTGAAGAGTTTAGCGAATTTATCTCTTCCGTACCAATAGAGTCCCTGAAATACAAACTGATGACCCAGCAATAGCGATCAATCGCTGAGGCGTTCTGGGCAGCAGAGAACTATGGCGGCGACATCAAAAAGTGCGAGAAACGCCTGGAGGAGATTTACGGCAAGGATTGGTACACCGTCACCAAACTGAGCGATCACATGGCTGAAAAACGGGAATACTACGAATACGTGCTTATTCTCGAGCACCAGAGGCAGTGGGAAAATTCCAAAAATGCGTTAACTTAATAGAAATTAAGTTATGTGATGACAGAAACTAAGGACTGGTTGGAGGCCCTAGAAACCACCGACTTCGAACCATTGCCAGGAACTGTCAATACCTACCAGAGCTACCGTTTCGTCGATCTCGATATAAATACAGTCACCGTTGACAACTACCAGGATCTCCTGGTCCCTTCCCTCGCAAAGCAAGTGGGAATTTTTCTGCCGCCATCAGGCAGTTTTGAGACACCAGACCTCAGGCGTTATTTAGAACTGGTCTGCAGCTACGAAACCAGCACTACGGACCTCATGATGGGTCTCTCACTCGCTGATCAGATCCGACTTACCTTTAGCGATATGCGGACTAGCACCATCTGTGACCGCTACCCAGAGATCGGACTAGCAGAAAAACGTCGCTACCGTTGTGTCGCCGAATATCTCATCCGCCAGGGAGAACTGACCAAGCTTCGTGATGAAAACGGCAAGCTGATCAAAAAAATCGGCAACATGCAGAAAGCTGTCGTCCTCTATAAACCCCTGCCTAAGCTGCTAGAAACATTAAAGCGGTCTGGACTGGGGCACATGATAAAACTCAACCAACAATCTGAAAACACCACAGTAAACTGAACCAAAAGGAAGGACCATGAACGAACGTCGTAAAAAAATGCTGAGTCGACTGCACCTCAGCAATCCGTCTGAAACCGAGCAGGCGATGGTGAAGCTGACGATTGAACGTATTTGCGCAGATATGTGCGAGTACTACCGGAGCTTCCACAGCATGGAAGGACCCGGCGCCATGGTCTACGTTCCGGAAGCAGCAGAGAAAGAAAGCATGTTCTACCTGCCTCTCGAGGCCTTAATGAATGCGCTTAACGACTTCAATGGTCGAGGTATGGAAGGCCCTGCTGAGGTGATGCAGAAGGCAATTGCCCGCGCCGAGATGGTCGATCCCACCAAAGAGTCTCTTTTTATCGTGCAAGACAAAGATCAGATGTCACTGATCCATTACAAGCACGACAACCAAGAAGACGACTTCATGCGGATGTGAGACAAAAACGAAAACTTACGTGGGCCGATTACAAGTTCATTCTTGGTCGGATCAAGCATGTCACTCACGATTGGCTCACTCCAGTTGAATACCTCCCTTACATCGATGCCCTCCTGGGGGACATTGATCTTGACCCGTGCTCAACTCACCATGCAAATGCGGAGTTCCTAAGAGCCAAAAAGATCTATACAATCCAGGAAGATGGCCTCAACATCGAGGAACCTTGGACAGGAACAACCTATCTATTCCCTCCGACGTACGGACGCTGCTCTTTCAGCAAAAAGCGGGGCACGTGGAGGTGGAGCCTGAAAGCTGGGGCAGCGGCGAAAGCGCCTGCGGTGGTGTGGTTTCAGCGGCTAGTGAGGGAATGGAAGCTACGGAACATCCCTGAAGCGCTTTTCTATACGACCTACCCAGAAATGATGCGGATTTGCCCAGAGATGTGGGACTTTCCGGTCTGCATCCCAGAGCGTCGGGCTGACCTAGTGCACGGCCAAAAGCTGTTTGTACACCAAAAAGCGATGTACTGGGGCTATTTCATCTACCTGCCACCGTTGCAATTCGGTTTTGATCAGACTAAGAAGTTCGAAGAGATCTTCTCTCACCTAGGGAAGGTTATTTGCTAGGCCGGAACAGGTTACGGAATGTGGTATTGCCGTCAAACTGGAACCGATCTTCCTCGGCACGCTCATACTTCATATTTGGTTCAGCTTCGGCACGGCGTCGATCGATATATTGCTCTACAAACTGCTTACCCCTAGTATTATCTTGCGCCTGACCCATGCCTCGATAACGGCTATCGACGTTGTAATCCTGGCTGAGTTGTGGTTTCATAGAT